CCGGCAACCTCGCCAGCCGCGCATATCTGGTCGAAGGCCAGAAGGCAGCGACCGCCTACGAAATGGCAACGGTCGGCCGCCAAGTGGCAGGCTTCGAGCGCGTGCTCAAGGCTGACTACCTCGCGCGCCTTGCTGCTGCTGCTGGCGTGACGGTCACGGTGAACGGTGCGAACCAGTACACGGTTCCGAAGGCTCTGGCAGCATCGCCGAGCGGCCCGCTCCAGTCGAACGTCGACAACCGCATCCAGGCGCTGGCGATCACTGTCACGTCGGGCACGGTCAAGGTCGGCGATGCCTTCACGATCGCAGGCGTGAACAACGTGCATCCGATCACGAAGATCGACACGGGCCAGCTCAAGACCTTCCGCGTGGTCGGCATCGTTTCGGGTGCGGGCGGTACGGGTACGGTTCAGATCACCCCGGCGATCATCTCGGGTCAGGGCGCCACGGACGCAGAACTCGCGTATAAGAACGTGACGGCAACCCCGGCAGCGGGCGCAGCGATCACCTGGCTCAACACGGTCACGTCGGGCGTGAATTGCTTCTGGAAGAAGGAAGCGGTCGAAATCCTGCCGGGTCGCCTCGCGGTTCCGTCGGATCAGGGCCTTGCAGTGATGCGCGGCACGACCGACCAGGGCATCGAGATCGTGATGACCAAGCAGGCGCACATCGAAACGTACAAGTCGCTGTATCGTGTCGATGCGATGTATGGCGTCTCCGTGACAAATCCTGAAATGGCGGGCGTAATTTTGTTCAACCAGACCTGATCAGATGTGGGTCCACGTTCTGCGCCAGATGATGTCGCAGATCGTCATGTAGTGGACGCCGTATCGGAGTGCGAGCGTCTTCCTGCTTTCGGAAGATGCTCGTATTTCCAGCACATCACTTTCGGTCAGCGAGGTATTCGAATGCGCGCTTCCAGCCTTCGCATTGCAGCGATTGCGCAGAACCTTGTCAGCGCAATTTTCCTTCTGTGTTCCCAACTCAAGATGCTCTGGATTGACGCATGCGGGGTCATCGCATCTGTGGCGAACAACCATGCCATCTGGAATTTCTCCCTTGTACATGATGTACGAGGCGCGATATGCCGTCATTCGCTCCTTTCGGAACCAGAAGGAGCAAGAGCGAAAGCGAGAGCTTTGCGAATTCCAAACCCAACATCCTCTTTCGTTGATGCTGTACTTCTCATGGAAGCGTTGTTCGGCAGGTATTTCCGGCCTCGGATCGATTACAGGATTCTTCCCGGACCACTGGCGAAGATAATGCTTTCGACAAAAGCCAAGCGCTTGATGCTTCCCGTCGCATCCTTCAATAGAGCAAACCCGCATAGTTCGTTATCCGTAGTTGTTTTACGGAATTGTATCACCACCCCAAAGATGGGGGTAGCATAATGGCAACCACTAGCGAGGCGCGTGCGCTTCCTTTTTTTACGGATCTCTACGGGCAACCGCTCGAATCCGGTTCTATCTATATCGGCAAGCCCGGTCTAGATCCAGTTGCTTACCCGGTCACGGTGTATTCCGACGCAGACGAGATTGTCGCGTTGGCACAGCCTATCCGCACGGTACACGGTCACGCCGTATCGGCCGGCGCGCAGGTTCACATGTTTTGCCCGATTCCTTACTCCATCACTGTTTTGGATGGAGCGGGGCGGCTCGTCTACGCCTCCCTCAATGAAGTTGACCCGGCGCTTATTTCGCTCGGCAATTCCAGCGTTCAGAGCGCAGCGGATCTCGCAGCGCTTCGTGCTCGCAGCGGCTCGTCTAGTAACCAGGTGTGGGTGTCTGGGTTCGGCATGTATGTCTACCAGCCGACCGATACTACGTCGCCCGAAAGCATCCCTAGCGTCATCGTCGGGAGCGACGGTTCGCGGTATTACCTCGATCGTGACTTCCTGAAGGCGTCATGGATTCATATCAACAGCAATAACCCCGGCTTTAACGCGCAGGGTGTTTTTGTCACTTGGAATGATGGGTCGGACGGATCGACGTACTTTGCCAATAACCGCGGCTCCGGCGCTGGCGGCTATGTCTTCCGCAATCTTTCCGCAGATGGCTTAACGGAACTCAGCCGGATTGTCTTCAGTGCGAACGGCTCGATCACGACTCCCTCGGGCATCACGGCCGCGGCTGACATCAATTCATCTGGGAACCTGCACGCGCAAGGTGGCACGGTTTTCCTGAACGCTGCTGGTGATCGCGACCTTTCTTATAGCGCCGGCCCGAACACGTACAACCTTCCCAATGCGCCGCTTATTGTCAACGGCTCTCAGGCTGTTACGCAGGCGACGTTGCTGTCGAATCAGCAGGCGAATGGCGTCGGCTCTGTCGCTGTCGGCTCGTCGTCAGGTGTGAATCCGCCGACGCTGCCTGGAACGTGGGCGCAGACGGGCTCCAACTTCAACAACGTTTGGCAATACGTGAGGGTCGCGTGATGGAATACACGTCCGTCTCAAATCCTCGATGGGTGGATGCCGCTCATACGGCGATTGCTGTCGACATCGTTTTTCCGTCATTGGGTGCGTCGCCGCTGAAGTTCACGGCAACGCCGACCGACGTTATGCCATACGGCGTCGTCATTTATACCGATGTGATCGCCGGCAAATACGGCGCCATCGCTGAACACACTACGAGCTAAAAATGTCCACAATCGGGGATCTTTGCGTTACATCGTCGGTAAGTTCCGATGACAAGTTGCCGATGTGGAGCAACGCGAACGGCGTGACGCGTGCGCTGCCTATCTCGGTGCTCGATGGGCGTTATCTGACGCAGGCGGACATTGCTGCGCTTGCGGCAAGTGCAACCGTCGAGACGTTCGTGTCGGGTGCAGGCTTTACGCCGGGCGTTACGCTCTCGCTGACGCTCGCCAATTCGTACCTGTCGAAATCGAACATCGAAGTGTTCTTCGATTCCGCGTTTCAAGGACCGGAACAATACACGCTCGTCGGCCAGTCGCTCGCGTTCATTTCGCCCATTCCCGTAGGAGTGCAAAGCGTCTATATCCGCGGTGGCGCAACGCGCGTCACTGGCGCGCCTTCTGACGGCACGGTGACGGATGCGAAGGTCGCGGACGGCTCCAAGCTTTCGAACCGCATCAGCACGGTCAATGTACTTGATTTCGGCGCCGATCCCCTTGGTGTTATCGACAGCACGGCGGCATTCCAGGCTGCCGTGAACAAAGGGCGCCAGGTCATTGTGCCGGCCGGTACGTATGTAATGGGTCAGATCACGATCCCGTCGAATACTGCTGTCTTGGGTGAGGGCGTGTCGTCAATCGTCAAGCCGATCCCTGGCTTCTCCGGGTCTTCGTGGTGGGTGACGTCCGGTTCGAACATTGAAATCGGCGGCCTCCAGATGATCGCGCTGGTTGCGACTTTCCCCGGCGTGATTCCTATTTTCGGCAATCCGGGCGATCGCAACTACGTTCACGACATCTACATGCCGGAAGGCGGCTCCATCGGCATCTACACGTCGAACTGGACACACTCGACCGCGGCGCGCGTGACGGTCATGAAGGCTGTGAACGTCGGGATTCTTTTTGACGGATCGAGCGGCAGCACGAACACCATTCGCGATTGCCACGTTGAAACAACGGGCAGCACGGCGATCGTCATGCAGTTCGGCACGCGTCACCAGATGCACGACTGCGTATCCGTGAACGCTGGCGGCTTTGGTATCACGATGCAGTTCGTCACTCACGGTCAGATGTATTCCAATCGCGTTCACAACAGCGTGAAGGAGGGTATCACCTACGGCGGCGATGGCGCGTCAGATGGTGACGTGTACGGGAACGTGCTCACCTGGGACGCGGGCGTGTCGCAGGATTTTGGCATGTCGCTCGGCGCCAACGGCAGCGGCGGCATCTTCCGCATTCGCTACCGTGGTAACCGCATCGTCGGTTGCGGGAAGTCGGGCATCGCCTTCGCGGCTGATGCTACGTCGGGCTGGTCTGTCATCCAGTGCGAGGCATCCGACAACATCATTATCGACAGCAATCAGCTTGGGCTCGGGCCAGTCAATGGCGGCGGCGCTGGCGTGATCCTGTACGGCGCGACGTGCTCCGGCAACATCGTCCGAAACAACACGGTCGAAGATACCGGCGGCGGCAAACTGAACTACGGCATCTTTGAGACGCAGATCGGCGCCGGCGGATTCCCGCAGAACAACGTGTTCTTCCAGAACAAGATCGAAGGACAGTCATCCGTTCGCGTTCAGAAGACAGGCCACAGCGCGGAGGCTTACTGCCAAGACCCGATCGTTGGATATCTCTCGTGGACTCCGACTGTGGGCGCCGGCACTGGCACGCTCACCGCTGTTTCGACCCTCGCAGCGTACTACCGAGAAAAGAACTCGGAAGTCGAGTTTTACGCTGAATTCCAGATCACGAATAACGGCACGGCTGGACAGACGTTCACGTTCACGCTGCCGTTCTCTGCCGCCTTCGGTATGGGGTATGGCCGCGAAAACGTGCTGACGGGATCGGGCTTGGTCGTAAGCATCGTCGGGAATGTAGCCACTGTTCGCACGGTGGCGAACGCCTATCCCGGTGGCACCAACGCAGTAATCGAAGTAGCAGGAAGCTTTACGCGGACCTTCTAAACATAAAACACACAGACCACTCGGGGAATTGAAATGAACGATTTGGCAGCAAGCGCAGCCAAGGCTGCACCGCCGTTATCGGCGACTGTCGCGACGCTGCTTGGTTATGGGCTGCAGGACTGGTTAGTCGTTATCACGATCCTATACACCATCCTGCAAACGGTCTTTCTGATTTACGACAAGTTGTTTCGGAAATGAACAACGAAAACCTTCAGAAGCTGATTGCCGAGCTGCGCCGCGATGAGGGCGTTCGATACTCTGTCTACAAAGACACGAAAGGTATCGATACGGTCGGCGTCGGCCATAACCTGCAAGCGAAGCCGATGCCGGCTGGCTGGTCTTGCCCGCTCAATGATGTTCAGGTCAATTCCCTGCTCGACGACGATCTCGAAGATGTCTTTCACGATCTCGACCGCGCGTTGCCCTGGTGGACGGATCTGAACGACGTCAGAATGCGCGTCATCGCGAACCTATGTTTCAACATGGGGATCAACCGCCTTCTTGGCTTCACGAAAGCGCTCACGGCCGCTCGTCAGGGGAAGTACGACATTGCTTCTGCGGAACTTCTCAACTCGACGTGGGCGACGCAGGTGAAGGGCAGGGCGACACGTCTAGCCGACATGATGCGCAAAGGGGTCTGACATGGGATTGCTCGACATCACCGGCATTAGTTCGGTGCTCGACTTCGGCTCGAAGATCATCGACCGAGTTTGGCCCGACCCTCAGCAGGCGGCGGCGGCGAAGCTTGAACTTTTCAAGGCGCAGCAGGCCGGCGAATTCAAGGAGATGGACCAAGCCTTCGAAATCGCCAAGGCTCAGATTGGCGTGAACCAGACCGAAGCCGGGAACGGTGCCGTGTTTGTCTCGGGCTGGCGGCCGGCGATCGGATGGGTCTGCGCCTGCGCGCTCGCCTATCAATACTTGATCCGGCCGATCGTCAGTTGGGGCGTAGTTGCGATCGGTCATCCGCTACCGGCAATGCCTGGACTCGACGAGAACCTGTGGCAACTGATGATGGGAATGTTAGGCCTCGGCGGCCTGCGTACTTTTGAAAAGGTGAAGGGGGCTTCTAAGTGAAAAAAATCTTCTTGTGCGTGCTCGCGCTTTTCTCGGCACTGGCATTCGGCGCCACGACGACGCCTATCCAGTTGCTCAGTCCTGCCGGCTCGACCTCGGGGCAGGTGATCGCTTCGACGGGGCCGACGACTGCGCCGGCATGGTCGACTGTTACGCTGTCCGGCCTCGGCGGTTTAGCCAAGGCAAACAACCTGTCTGATCTGGTCAGCGCCTCCACCGCGCGTACCAATCTCGGGCTCGGGACCGCGGCTACAGCCAGCACCGGGACGAGCGGCGCAACGGTTCCTCTGCTGAACGGCACGAATACCTGGTCGTCCGCGCAGACGTTCTCCGTTCGCCCGACCTTCAATGGTGCGACACCTTGGGACAGCGCGAATCTCGCAGCACCCGCAGCCACTACCGGCAACCTATCGCAGTTCGCGTCGACGACAAGCACTCAGCTCGCCGGCGTGCTGTCCGATGAAACAGGAACCGGCGTAGCAGTGTTCAATATCGGCCCCGCGCTCACTACTCCGGTTATTGCGGGCGTGACCAACGGCGCCACGACGGCGGCCGGCAAGGTCGGCGAGCATCTGACGGCTAACGCATCCGGCGTATCCCTCACCAGCGGAACGGCGGTGAATGCAACAAGCATTCCGCTGACCGCGGGGATCTGGCTGGTGTGGGCGCAGGTCATTTTCACGCCGGCCGGCAGCACGGTTATGCAAACCCAATACGGCGGCATTTCAACGACATCGGCCACGCTCGCCGCTAACCAGTATTTCCAGTTGAGCAACAACAACACGGCGGCCGGTCAAGGAAGTGGCTTCTCAACGCCGATCGTGTACGTGAATATCTCCACGTCCGGCACTGCGTACTGCGTAGCCAATGCCATTTTCACGACCAGCACGGCAACAGCCGCATGCAAGATCGATGCGCTGCGCGTTCAGTGATTCAGCCGCCTCCGATGTAGTAGGCGAGCCAGAAGCTGAACGCAAGGCCAAGCAGGGCCAGCAGAACTGGCGCGGTGGCAAATGTCTGATTATTTTTGGCGTTTGACATAATAGAGTTTATCGAAATTCCCGGATCGTGTTCGCTAGGCGATTGTCATCCTCTTGGGTCCATCCTGGCTCGAAAGAGGTCAAGCTGTGCCACAGCATGTAAGCGCCCCATGCCCACGTGCGCCCCAGTTCCTTGTCGGGACCGTTGAGGGCGCCCCGAATCTCGCGCTCGGTCTTTTCGGTCAATTCGGCGTAGGTCCAAGATTTCATGTTTGCGAATTAGCAATGATCGAACTTTCGTTGCTTGTTATTTAGGCGCCTGCTGATAGGTGCAGGCTCTGCACATGTGGCCGGTTGAAAGGTGCACGATCTGCACCTTTATCCCGCTAATAGGTGCACGTGCTGCACCCTAACAAGAAGAGATTCTTTATATAACAAGAGGGGCTTCGAGCCTCGGTTATCCACAGTCAGCGCCGCGATTTCATGAACGCCGATTGCAGGCGATCTCGCATTTCTGGCGGAAGCTTCTCCATATCGTCTAACAATTGTTGCACATTTATCTGTGTTGACGCGTCGTGAAAATTGTTGATGTTGACCGTCAAGCGCTCGATGTTGACGATCTTCGCGCCGGCAAAGTCGCCTGACATCAGGACGTTCTTCAGATCGGCCACAGCGCCGCTCACGCCGGCCGGCAGGTAATCCCATGTCGCCGAGGCTACCGGGCGCCCATGATCGTCCTGTATGCCCACCTTCTCGCGCAGTGTGTAGACGTTGGCGCGCCCGCTTTTCGTTTTCGTGATGTAGCCGAATTCTTCCAGCGTCTTCAGATCGTTAATGATCTGACGTTTCGAGATCCCCGACTTCTCGACGATTGTCTCTATTCCGGGAAACGCGCGGCCGGTCGAGAAGTTCGTATGCGCCTTGATGACTGCGTACACAGTGAATGCGCTCGGACCCATCCGCGCGACGTCTCCGCCTTCGATCATGCTCCGGAAAACGTGGAACCATGTCGTCTCGGCTTTGAATAGCTCGAACTGCTCTTTCTCGTCGTTCGGTGCCATCAGTACCCTTCCCGCTCGGCCGCGGCGATCTCTCGATCAAGCGCTTTCTCAAGCGCCTCAGACACGAACCCCTTTAGGTTTTCGATTCTCCCCCATGTCTTGAGGGTGTGGAGCTTCGTCTGAATCCGGCGCGGCACTTCATAATTGGCCTTGACCACATCGTCTTGGCCGTCCCAAGGGCGTTTTCTCGCCTCTCTCTCAGGTTCTTGCTTGGTTGCTTCCTTCCTTGGTTCCTTGGTTTCTTCCTTGCTTGCTTCCAAGGTTGCCGGCGCCGCGGCCCCTTTCTTCGTCACAACCATATCGAGCGTCGCCTTAGACATGGGCTTTCTCCTTCTTCGCTGGTTTGTCGAACAGGCCAACAAGGAAGTTTGTCACGTTGTCTATGATGATGGCGCCGGTCCCTTGGCTGACTTCCTGAAACGTCAGGCCCGGTATCATCGACTCCCAATAGCCGTTCAGCTTCGGTACAGCGTGCGGGATAACCGGCCCCATCGATGCCAGCTTTCGCGTGGCAGACAGCGTGACGGCCTTCCCGTTCGTCTCGTTTAGCAGGAAATAGAACTTCTTGTTCTCCTGCTCACACAATTCGACCGTGCTCTCAGCGGCCCGAATGTCGTGCGGCGAGTGCTTGGCCGGGATGATAACGAGGTCGGCCAGCCGGATCGCCGTGCGGTTTATCTCATGGTCCTGCGGTGGCGTGTCGATGATGCACCACTCAAAGCCAGCCTTAGCCAGCTCGGCATGCTTCGCCGGCAGGTGCTTCGCATCCTCCACCTTGGCGAACGCAGGCGTCGCCGTCGGTCGGTCATTCCACCAGGCAGAGAACGATCCTTGCGGGTCGAGATCCATCGTGACGACTGGCCCCTTCCCCATCGCCTCCAGCGCCACAGCTACGTGTGCGCTGTGCGTCGTCTTTCCGCTCCCACCCTTCAGGCAGGAAAACACGAGGGTTCTCATTGGTTCCTTCCTTCCTTGTTATCTTGGAAAGAATAAAGCAAGAAAGGATGGTTGGAAAGAACCAAGGTTTCAACCTTCCTTGGTTCCTTCCTTGCTTACGCAGCCTGCCTCAGTTCGAACCGCTCTGTCGCCTTCCCCTTGCGGATCTGCACAGCCTTCCCCGCGCTCAGCCGCTTTGTGTACTCGGCGCACGCTCGCGTGTACTGCCGACGGCTCACCGTGTCGACAAGCGCCTCGAAAACGTGAATTCCGCCATTCATCGCCCGCAGTTCGTCGCCAGTCAGCACAAAGCTATCTCGCACATGGAACCGCTCGGCGACCTCGATCATGGCGTTCTGCGCGTCGTACAGCGCACGCAGTCCGATCTCGCGATTTCCTGCGCTCTCGCTCAGAACAATGGCAATGTTCATGCCAATTACGATCGTGTCCCATTCGGCTTTCGTCGCCGTACCGCGCGAGAAGGAGAGGGCGGCCATGTGAACGCTTGTCAGCACTTCGAGCCGTTCCTCTCCCTGCATTGGCTCGTCAGCGTTCTTCAGATACATTATGTGATTCTTGACCTCGCGTAACTTGCGCGGCTTGCGAGGGCTACTGGACTTCGGCATTACTTCGGCTCCTTGTCAGCGGCTAGGATTGCGCGGGCGAACGGCAATATGTGACCCGGCTCCGCGTCTCCGGGTTCTTCGGTGTAGTGGTCCTGGAAAATCTCGATGATCTGCTCATCAGTCAGCGCCGCATCCTTCCCGGCGTCCGCACGCTTGTCTCGCGCATCGGCATAAGCCTTGCCGTATTGCTCCATTTCGGCGGCGGTGTATTTTCGTTCAGCGTCCGCACGCTCAGGCGTAGGGGCTGCGCTTTTAAGACAAGCAAAGCATCCGTTTCCACCGCAATGAGCGCACGTGGTATCAAAAGTGCCGTCATAGTTGAGCGTTGTTCTCGGCCCCACCGGCTGCGCCTCACGCGGTGCGCACTCGGCTTGCGGGGCAGCGTAGAGCGCTACTTCGTCAGGTTCTGCAACGTGTCCTGTCTCGGCCCAATACACCCATACGTCTTCGCCTTCGTCCTCCACACGCTCTAGCTGCTCGCGCGTGATCCAGCAGACCGGCTGCGCCTCACGCGGTGCGCGCCATGCTGCATTCGCACTGTTTGCAACCCCTCCGAGTAGCGGATCGTAAAGTGCCGCCTCACGCGGTGCGCACTCGGCTTCCAAATGCGCTTCGTAAGCTTCTGCGCCGTCGAAATTCGGGTCTCCCCATTGTGTGGCTGGATCGTATTTACGCGGTGCGTCCTCGGCTTGCGGGGCGGTGTGCGCGATGAAGTGATCGTGCCCGCCATTTGCCGGGCTGCATTCGCAGGCGCGGCGCGGTGTGTGTGCGCAGCTAACGCCGGCATTGAGCAGCGCGGGCGAGCAATGCACCCACTGTCCTACCGCCTCACCCTTGCCGCCATCGGCTAGAAGGGCGCGCAGGCGTTCCGCATGCTTTCGATTGCTGAGGTCTTCCGAGCGGGATAGCCATTCGGCTGCGTATTGGATCGACTCGATCTGTTCGTCGTTCATTTCTTCTCCTTGGCAATGGCGGCGATAGCCAACTTGAAAGTATCCCTGCATTGCTGCGCGAACTTTTCCGGGACCATGCGAGCGTCACTGCCGTCCGGGCAGCAACCGCGATACTTGGCTTCGACCGTCCCAATGCTTCCGCAACCCGGACAATATCGGACCATCTTTTCCGCATCGCTCGAATCCTTGCCGCCATCGGCGCGGGACGACAGCGCGGCTCGGGATTGTTCCTTCGCAAGCTCGAATACCTTTTCGAGTAGTGCTGCGTCGAAAAGGGTATTATTTTTGACGTCCATCAGCAGCCATGTCGGATCGCATCGCACGATCAATTCAAGCTGCTCCCGCTCCGCATCGTCTGCCGCGCGTTTGTTGTCTGTCATTTCAGCTCCTTGTATGTCCGGCGCGATGCGCCACAGTGTCTGTCTGCTTTGAGTACGACCGAGGCGCTATAACCTGGCTCGGTCGTGTTCGAAGATGGCGGCCACGTATCGGGACGGGCGTAATAATAAGAAGATCGTTGATGTGTGCATGTGGTTTCCTTTCCGTTGTTTTTTATGTGTGATCCGACTACAGGAGTAATACTACATTGGCAGTATCACTCACGCAAGCACTTTTCGACTATTTCCGAACCGTCATGCAAAGTTCACGATGCCGCGCGTTCTCCGCTTCGTAGCCGGTGAGCGTCGCTTTCATCCACGCGGGCGTTTCTCCGCGCGTCGTCTTGCGCTCGACTGCTTCCCGTAACGCCTCACCTTCGAGCAGGGCATATTTCACGCGCGCTTGGCTGGCGTTGCGCCACACAATTCCACGCTCCACTAGCGCATGCAGGGTATCGCGCACAGCAGCTCGCGGGCGGTCGTGAAGCAGGTTCATCACCTGGTCTTGGGTATATTCGTAATTCTCGACCATCGCGGAGATCAGTTCTTCTTGCGAGACGGTCTCGGACTGGCGGCCGGCGGAAAATGCGACGTTTTTCATGCTGCTTCCTGTTGTTGTTCTATTCCCATCTTTGCCGCTCGGACTGGTTGCCAGCGCGATAGGGCAGAGCGGAACGTTCCAAATTTGAGATCACGCGGTGCGCCCGATTGGTCTAGCCATCGATGACAAGCGGCGCAACCTGGCACGGTAAATTCGTGCTTGGCTTTGATGCCGAGCCCTTTCCCATGCGCGGACTCGTTGCTATGGCACGGCACGACCGTTTCCCAATCTCCGCAGCAGACATCGAATACACGCAGGTAGCACGGCTCGCCGCGGCATGCTGCCAGATACTTCGAGCCTTCCTCGACCGTCGGCTTCTTCGCTCGCCGGCGAAGCGTTGTCTTGCGATCGGCCAGTGCGAACGGCTTCGGCTCGGGGCGCTTGAAGCCGGTTCGTTTCATCGGTGCGGAGCGCTTCATCCGTGTTCCCCCATCACTCGAAGGCAGTACCAGAACGAGTGCGGTGTCGCGCGGCATTCCTGCCACATCGAAACCTCGTACCAGCCGAGCAGAAAGAAAACCACGCCAAACAACGCGATATAAAGCAGCAGAGGCCTCATGCGGCCGCCCACATCAACTGCGCGAACGGATTGAACTCGCCATGCGCTCGCACACAATCCTTAACCCGGATCCGTGCACGCATCTTTTCCCGATATCGTGCGGCGTTGATAAGCGGATCAGCAGCGGGGCGCTTTGCGTTCTTTCCCTCGCCAGCCTTGTAGCGCGGCTTCGGCGCCTTCTTCGTCTCCGTCTCCAGCGTCGGAATCCACGAAGCGATATGGATAAGCTTCTCGTCTCGCAGACGCGCCAGAATGCGATATGCGGTCGTTAAATCGAAGTGCAGTTGCTCGGCCAGCATATCGGCCGTCATCAGGTCATACGGGCTACGCTTCGACTTGATGGCCTCCAGCACTCGGCGATGGTTGTGCCGGCGCGGATCGTTGATGTCGTATTTGTTCATGCCGCAATTCCTTCAAATCCCGGATCTGCCGCGATCCGAATGTCGTTGTCTGCCGCCCACGCTAACGTGTATTCCAGCAAGCTATTAAGCCGCTTGACGCCCATCTGCGCGCTTGATTCCCTGAGATTCACCCACTCTCCCTCAAGGCCTGGAACCATGTCTGCGCCGATCCCGGTCGCTACGGCGTGCGCAGAAATGATCAAAGTTTTCCATTGCGTCGGCGTCAGGCGTCGACCGTGGAACTCGGCTTGGCTTGCGATCTGCGAGAAAAGGCTGTGAAGCATTGCGTTCTGGCGGACGGTGCGCGTCGGCTCTTGGAGCACGAGGACATGGCCGTCCGGCCGGCTGTGTACCGCGTCTGCTGCCATGCGGCGGTTGCTGCGATTGAGGAAGATCGTCGTCTTGTCCATGTCACGCCCGCGCGATCATGATCAAACACTCGCCGCCTTTGACGATCGGACCGCGCGTGATGAACAGGTCATCGATCTGGCTATCGTCGTCGTACACGCCTGCATGCGTCAGGGCGTCGAGAGCAGCCTTGGCGAAGTTGTCGACGTCCATCCGGCGCTTGTCGCGCGCACACACGCGCATGGCGACGAACAGGCGCGCATCGCCGAACTTCATATCGTTGTGCTCGGCGACGATCTCCGCGACGCGTTGGCGGAACGTCTTGCCGGCAGCCGTTATATACATCCCTCTAGGCGACTTCCTCCAATAGCAGTTCACGGAGGGCGGAAGGGGAAGCGTGAGGAACTGTGCAACCCCGGATAACTCGTTTTGGCCTGTCATGTTGTTTTCTTTTCGCTACGGATAAACGCCCACAATTCCTTTTTCGCCGTCTCTGCCGCTTGATCGCCAGCCTTCTGCCGCACTCGCTCGACGATCTCACCGGCTCTCACGTACTGTCCGCGTCGACCGTCGCGCACTACTTCCATGAACGACGCGAGGCATTGCTCTTGCGTCAGCACCAGCAGACTCGCGAGTAGTCCACCGTCCTGCGAATCACGTAATGGCGCAGCAGGGGAGCCAGCCAAGGATCGATGCAGGCAACTTCCATGTAGGCGTTGGCTAAGATGGTGATTGAGGTGGACATGGCGGTTCTCTGGTTAAACGCGGATTTCGAGACGGTCTTTGACGATCAGGCGGGCGCCTTCGATTTCCTTGCCCGACTTCAGCGCCTTCTTCAGTTCGGTCTTGTTTGCTTCCGCCTTCATGCGCACGAATTCGAGCGGCAGAGTGGCGAGGTCGATCACTTCGACCGATTCGTCGCGGCCTTCGCGCAATGCGATCGTCACCAGCGGGTTTTCAATGCGAAGGCGCTGCGCGGTCTTCATGTTCGTTTGCAGATAGCCTTCCAGGCGCTCGGATCGCGCTTCGATCTTGCGTGCGCGTTCGACGAGCTCTGCTGCAGCATCGCGGATCATCTTCGCGTTGGCAGCCAGTTCGCGAGAGATCAGGGCGCAGCCGACAGCCTTCTTGTCGAAGTCTTCAGCGCAGCCTTCCAAGGTGTCTTCGATCGTCGTGTCGTCGAATCCTGCGTCCATCAGGTCGTTGCGGATCGCGAGCAATTCGCCGGTCAACTGGTAGAGCGGTGCGTTCATGTCGGTTCCTTGTTATCCGTTCACTGCATCGGTTTAGCAATAATAGCGCGAAAATATCCGATTACTGGATCACTTACGCATAAAATTTAGCTATTGCAGATGACGCCTCTTAGTATCTTCCGCGTGCGCTCAAGCTCGTCGCGCTCGCGCAGATCGAGGATCAGGCGAAGCGCATCACGGCGCATGGTCGACTCTGCAATGTCGATCTCAGCCTGGCGAATCTGCTCGCGGATGATGTCGAGCGGAACCTGCGTAACGGGAACGTGCTCGAATGCTTGCGCCCGAGCTGCAGCGCTGTCGATGTCTGCGAATAACTTGTTCATTTCAGTCTCCGATTGGAATGCAGAGCCAGTATTCGTGTTGTTCGTTGATGCGCTTGTATGGCTTCTCGTGATCGATAAGCCAAGTCGTGCGATATTCGATCAACGGCCAATCGCATCCTTTTAGGCCATACGCAGTATCCATCCGGCCGCGCTCACCTGGGGCGCCGTTAAACGTGCCATCCGGGTCGCTGAAGGTTGCAAATACCGTCATGTCGGCGTTGTGTCTGGCACGGATGACGGCGCATACTTCGGCGCTGGTCTGAATCTTTCTGTAATCGCTCATGATTGCTCCAGTTTGCCGCGCCACTCGAAGCCATTGTTCATGATGGCCTGTGCGCTAGGGTGATGTTTGCAGGACTCGGCGCCTTCCGGCGTCAATGCGGTGCGGCTCCAGCGTGAGCCAGTCCACCACGAATACCACTTCACTAGAATGCCGTTCTTTCGTAGCCTTACTTCGTATGCGCCGACATGGGTCGGTGTGATGTGCTTCGGGAACCACTCAGTTACTGACTCCATGCTTTTCCCCTTGGGCGCCGCTAGCTCGGGCCAGCGGCGCGGTTGTCATTATCAAAATGGGATGTCTGAATCGTCGTCGAACTGGTCGTTTGCCGGCGCGGGAGTGCTTGCGCGCTGCGGCTTCGCTTGCTGCTGTCGCTGCTGCGGGGCGCCCCCTTCCGCTCGACCGCCAAGCATCTGCATCTGGTCGGCGACGATCTCGGTCGAGTACTTCTCGACGCCTGCGTTATCCGTCCACTTCCGGGTGCGGATCTTCCCTTCGATGTAGACGGAGGAACCTTTCTTCAGATACTGGTTGACGATCTCTGCCAGCTTCCCGAAGAACGACACGCGATGCCATTCGGTCGTCTCCTTCATTTCTCCAGTGGCCTTGTCCTTGTAGCGATCGGTCGTCGCCAGGCGAATGTTCGAAACGGCGTCGCCGCTCGGCAGATACTTCGCTTCCGGGTCGGCGCCGAGATTGCCGACGAGAATTACCTTGTTCACTGATGCCATGACGTTTCCTTATGCGTGGGCGGGTTCAAGAGCGGCCTTGCGCTCGTCGTATTTGGTTTGGAGTCGGGTGCGCTGCTCGGCCGTCGCGCGCTTCCATGCGCCGCCGAAGATCCCCTTCAGTGCCTCCAGGTCGTCGGCGTCGTTAAGCGCGGTGATGCAGTCGACGATCTCGCTCTCGGGCATCGCCTGTGGCGCTGCGGGCTGCGCCACCGGCTTGCGCGCTACCTCGTGCGATGACGCGTCGGCGTCGTTGTCGCCTTCAGTCGGGATGGCGAAGGCTTGGAACGCTGCGTACTTGTAGGCGGCCGACATCGCCTTGTTGCTGCTCTTGTCGCCCGAGTCCATCGCTTCGCCGACGGTTGCTACCGTGTGCTTGCTGCCGTCGATCGCGCTCACGAAATCGAACTCGACGTGAACGA